GATGTAACTAATATCATGCAATAATGAATTTTGTAGCTACTTATGAAGAAGGTCAAAAAGGTAAGCTTATTGGTTTACCAATGGGAAAAGGTTTAGAAACTATTTCTAGAGCTATTGGTGGAGTACAGAAAGGTAAGAACTATATTGTAGGTGCTGCTCCTAAAGTAGGTAAATCTACACTTGTAGATTCTGGATTTGTTATAGAGCCTTGTTTGTATGTATTACACTATAACGGTTTAATAGATAGACAACTAGAATCTTTAACTCCTTCTACTCCAGAGTATGTGAGTCTACAAGCTAGTAAAATAGACTTAGATATTATCTATCTTTCTTATGAAATAGATAGAGTAGGGAAAGAGTTTGATTTTTGTTGTCATTTTCTCTACAGAGATTATGGACTTGACAAAGTTATTTTAGAATCAGGAAAATTCTATAAAGGAAATAACTTTGTTCCTATATCTTCTGAGTATCTTATGGGTCAACTGGTTTATGATTCAGAAGATATTAATGAGAGAGAAGTAATCAAGATACCTAAAGATGTAGAAGATAGAATTAAAGCTGTTTATTTAAACAGAATACTTCCTTTATTTGGTAAGTATAATTCTGAAGGAGAAAAGCTTACTCAAGGTCTTATCAAAGTCATAGAAAATAAAGACAATCCTACAGGAATTAGGAATGATTTATTAGCTTATGCAGAAACTAAAGGTAAGTTTCTTTATTCAGAAGTTAAGAATAAGCATGGTCAAGTTTTTAAAAGAAAAATTGGCTACACTTACACAAATCCTAATCAATTTACTTTGGTTGTTACAGACCACATTCGTAAATTGATACCTGAAAGAACCTTTAACTTAAAGCAAACTGTAGACAAGTATTCTGAATATACTGTGGAACTTAGGAATCTCTGTAAGTTTTCTTTTGTGCATATTGTTCACTTAAATAGAGCAATGAGTGATGTACAAAGAAGAAAATTAGATGATGATAAAGTTTATCCAACATCAGATGATATTAAAGAAACGGGTGAAGAAAAACATAATTATGTTTTTATTTGTTTAATACCCTCCAATGTAGTGTATTTGTAAAAACAAATAAAAATAATTAAAAACGCCCCTTGTAGTAGTGATACTACAAAGCAAATTGGGAGAATTCAGGGAAAGTCTTAACAAGTAGTGTTGAAGATAACCTTGAGCCGAGTTTAGTTTTAAAAGAACTAAAAAGGTGCAACGACTAACTCTTGAAACTGTGTAAACAGAAAATAATAGAGACACGAGAACCCAACATCTTATTTGTAAGATGATGATATAGTCTAAGCTGTATAGAAATATACAGAAATAGTTGATTAAAAGAACAACTATGGTAATAAAACTGAACCTATCAGAAGATAGTAATTACATTTTTACAATGTTTAATCCTAATGATGATAGATATAATTTAAACAAACATTTTGGAGATATTATTAGAAACACAAACGGCTCTTTAAAATACCCAAATATGAGAACTGTTCATTTAGTAGAATCAAGACATTGTGAAGCACCTCAACATTTTAGAGTTAATATGTTAGGTGGATTAAAAACATTTAAACAATTTAAAATTAAATAAATATGGCTAAAATTTTAGTGCTTGCTAAGAGTGGGTTTGGTAAAACAACTTCTATTGGTAAGGTTGAAGCAATTGGAAATAAAGGTTTAGAACCTAAAGATACATATCTTATAAGTTCTACTTCAAAACCATTACCTTTTCCTAAAAGTAAAGTGTTATATCCTCTTACTAATTTGCAGTATTTAGATACTAGGGGAACAGTAGATGTTAAGTCTTTGTCTTCTGGTAAAAGAGTAGTGTCAAATGTTCCAGGAACTGTTACTGCTGTTTTACAAGCTTTAGTAAACTCTCCATTTAAGAATATTGTGTTAGATGATTTTAATTATTTGATGCAGGACTGGTACATGGATAATGCTTTAGCAACAGGTTGGGATGGTCCCAAAAAGATAGGTTACTTTATTGGTCAAATTTTTAAAGCAATTGAAGCCTTAGATGTAGCAGGAAAGAATATATTTGTACTTGCTCATGGTGAAGAAGAAAAATCAGAAGGAGACCAAAGAGTATATGTAAAAATGAAGACTACAGGGAAAATGGTTGACTCTTACGTTACTCCAGAAGGTAAATTTGATGTAGTTCTTCTTGGTATAAGTTCTTTTAACTCCTCTGAAAAAAGGGTTTGTAAGAATTTTTTGACTAATGAAAATGAGTTTTATAGCTCAGCAAAATCTCCTATTGGAATGTTTGATAAAGAGTTTATACCTAATGATTTGGGTATTGTTGTTGACAAATTAAAAGAATATTACGGAGAGTAATACAAGTGTTATCTTAATATAAAAACATAAAAAATGTCTGAGACAAAACAAAAAGTTAAAGTTAGTGAAGTATTAAAAATGTTAGATGAAGGTCTACAAAGACCTGAAATTGCAGAAATATTAGACACTCCTTTAAGTGTACTACAAAAAACAGTATTTCAACACCCTAAATTAAAAGGAAGGAAAGCTAAAAAAGTTTATGACATAGAGGTCATAGATGATACAGGAGAAGAGATTACTAATCAAGAAGAAGAAATTACTAATCAAGAAGAAGATTTTGAAGTAAGAGAAACTGAAGAAAACGCAGAAGAAGTTGCACAATCTTGGGATAATTAATTATTAACTTTTAAAAATTATATAGTATGAGTGAATTAATGAATTATGGCTATGTGCCAGATAATGATGAAAGCCTACAATCTAAAGATAGAGGTTCTTTTGGGGGTAATTTTGGTTGTGTTTACATTACTCAGTTTGAGTATAAAGAAAATGTAGCTAAAGAAGGTGAGCCAGAAAGAGAGGCTATTGAAGTTGTTATTAATATCAAACAAGGAGAGAGTAAAACTTGGTTTTCTCCAATTAATAAAGTGTTTGGAGATAAGAATGAAGAGTTACAAGCAGACCATAAAGATTATGCAAATAATTACAATGCTGCTGTACTACAACAAAATGCTGTAGTTATTCATTACTTAAAAGCTTTAGGTGTATCTGAGGAGGCTATTAAAAATGCTCTATCTCAAGGGTTTACAAGTTTTAAAGCTTATTCAGATGCTATTACAGCATTGATTCCTGCTGGATTTGAGAAAAGACCTTTAGATTTGTTTCAAGAATACCAATGGAATATTGGTAAAAAAGCTAGTGGAGAGTTAAATGAAAAGACTTATCCACAAATTCCTAGAAACATGAAAGGTGGTTACTTTTTAGTTACAGCTCAACCTGGAAGTTGGAAAGAAGTAGTTGGTGATGATGGTTCATTGTCTTATGTGAATGCAAATGGGGTAGAACACCCATTTAAAAGAAGCAGTAGATTTATGGAAAGTAACAAGGGAACTCAACAATTTCTCAATTCTCCAAGCTCAGAAGTAGGAGTAGCTCAAAATCCTATGGCTCAACAAGGAGCTCCTCAACAAACAGATTGGGGACAATAAAATCAATTTAAAAATCTTTTTAGTATGTATAAATTTGAATCAGATGATCTTAATCGAGGAGGGTTTATTACTAAAAAAGATATTTTAAAATTTGTTTCAGAGTATGATATATTTCAGTTTGCAATAGGTTACAAACCTGAATTAGATAAAATGTACTATTCTCCTTTTAGAGAAGATAAAAATCCTGGATGTTTTTTTGATGTTTATAATGGCAAACTCTATCTTATAGATTATGGTGCTAACAGAAAAATTGAAGGGATTAATCTCTTTAGTGTAGATTGTTTTCATGCTGTTATGCTAAGATTTAAATTGTTTGATTTCAATAAAGTCTTAAAATTATTGCATGCAAATCTATGCACAGGAAAAAAAGTACAGTACAATTCTATTCAAATAAAATCTACACCTAAGCCAGAAACTATCATAATTCCTTTCTCTAGGTTCTTTGATAGTAGAGATAAAAAGTATTGGTCTCAATATTACATTTCTAGTAAGAACTTAAAGGAAGATAAAGTTATGGGAGTTAAAGCTTACACTTTGAGAAAAAATAAGATTAGTAAATCTTTTGTCTCAAGAGAAATAGCCTATTGCTATACTGATTTTTCTTCTGGACATAAAAAATTATATTTTCCAACAATAAAAAAAGATGATAGACATCCAAGATTTATTTCTAATTGTGATCAAAATGACATAGGGGGAACATCATATTTGCCACCTTTAGGAGAGAAATTGGTTATTACTAAGTCTTACAAAGATTGGAGAGTATTAAAAAATGTAGGATATGATTGTATATGGTTACAAAATGAAGGTTGTTATCCTGAAAGACTTAACTCTTACCTGAAAAGATTTGACAAGACTGTTATATTTTTTGACAATGATGATGCAGGAATTTTTGCTTCTAAGATGCTGAAAGAAAAGCTTAACAGTACTTATTCAGATGTTTCAGAAATAAGAGTGCCTTTTATTAATAACCAAGTTAAGGATCCATCTGATTACATCAAACATAATTTTTTAGATTTTAAAAAGTTTATAAATAACTTTTTATGAAACCACATAAAGCCTTTGACTAATTCTGAATCTGTATTAGATTTAAAACAAAATGTCTTACCTAATATTATAAGCTACCCTAAACCTTTAGATATATTCAGAGTGTTTAGTATGCCTTTAAATAAGATAAATGTAGTGATATTAGGACAAGACCCTTATCATGGCTTAAATCAAGCTACAGGACTAAGTTTCTCAGTAAATGAAGAGACTACTATACCACCTTCTTTAAGGATAATAAAGAAAGAGATATTAGATAATAGTTCTATTAATGAAAAGTGGGGAGAAAATGTTTTATTTATGGAAGAAAAAGAGTGGAAAACTCTTAACCATTGGGAAACTCAAGGAGTGTTTATGCTAAACACTACTTTAACTGTGGAATCAGGAAAGCCAGGAAGTCATATTAAATATTGGGAAAGCTTTACTACAAATGTAATTAAAAGCCTTTCTCTAAAAAATCCTTGTATCTGGTTACTTTGGGGTAAACATGCTCAAAAGTATCTAGGTTGTATTCAGAATTCTTTTATAATAAGAAATTATGATGAAGAAACAATTGATATGATTCCAGAATACTATGATAAAAACTATGTGTTCTTAGCTTCACATCCTGCTAGTGAAGCATACAGACAAAATGCAGGATTCTTAGGTTGCAATCATTTTAAGTTTGCAAATAAAGTGTTAGAAAAAATTAAAAATACTTATATAAATTGGTAAAAATATTAAAAAATGGAAAGTAGACAAATCACATTGTACACAACTTTAGGTAAAATTATCAGACTACAGTCTGATGCAAAGACTTGGGGAGATGTTAGACCTTTAATTAATGAAGAAGGTATAAACACTTCTGAGATGAGAGCTCAAGAGAATGTAAAGAAAACTTCTTTAGAGCATGATGATGCTGAATTACCTGAAGGAGCTTTTACAATTTTCTTTACTAAAATAAATAGTAAAGCAGGGTCAGAAATTTCTTATAGAGAGCTCAGAAGAGCTATCAAAACTTTAGTAGATTCTGATGATGCAGCTAGAGATTTCTTCAATGAAGACAGAAACTACACTAATAAATCTAAATCAGATTTAGAAAACCTTTATGAAATTTGGACTAATCCAGAGATTAAACAAGAAGCTGATAATGCTCCTGTAGTTCAAGCAGTTGAAGATGCTAATGAAACTTTTTACATATCTTTTGAAGAAGCTTTTATAGCTTTAGAAACCTATATAGAAGAAAATGAAGATGATTTAGAAAATACAGAAATATTCTTATGTGCTATGGATGACTTCTCAGTGGATAATACCCTTAGTGAAATCACAGATTTTGAAGGGATTCCTGTAGAATCATCTAGTGTACAAATCAATCTTGAAAGTGTGGAGGATTTAGAAGAAACAAAAGCTAGCTTAACTGTTTTAATTGCTGAGGTTAAAGCTTTAATTAAAGAAAAGACTGCTTTAGATAAAGAAGCTAGAAATTTAGGTTTATTATAAATCTTCAGT